GCGTCCGTTGGCGTCCGTTGGCTATTTTGCGTTTCCGACTTGCAAATGATACCGCTGAGTTTATATTTTGCAAATGGAGAAGAAGCCGGTCATGCACACTCCCATCCTCAACCGCCATTGGCCAAATAGCCCCGGCCGTCCCGCTCGTCCCGGTCGCACCGACTTGCTCGAAGTTGCGCCGCGCGTCGAGGCGTTGATTTTGGCCGGTGCCGTGTACCACAACGCTTGTAAGCAGATCGGTCTGAACTCGCGGGACTTCTCCATTGCCCGCCGCCTGCTGCGCGCCGACAAGCGCAACGATCTGAGTACCCATGAACGTAAGCTGGTCAACGAGGCGATTGAGTTTTTGAAGACCGGCTACATTGGCCGCGCGGACGCGATCATGAGGACACTCAATGGACACGTCTTCGCTGATCCCGGCAGCGTTCGTGGCGTCCACCGCTCGTCGGCGAGCGAGTATCGGCAGCGCCAGCGCAAGCAAGCCTTCGACAAGGCTATCGATCTGGTTGCCAACGCCTGCGAGCATCATTGCACTGACATCACCATTCCGACGCTCAGCGACAAGGACCGCGAAGCGGCGCTGGCGCGACTGCGGGAAGCCCGCCACGCGGTTCTTAAACTGATGAACCAACTGACGGGAGTCGCGAATGGCAAAGACATCGATTAACCCTGAAGACATTAAGCTGACCCTTATTCCGATCAAGCAGCTTAACGTGGTGTGGGCGGAAGCGCAGCGGCCTTACAAGGCGTCACGCGCCAAGAAAATTGCCGCCGAGTTTAACATCTACCGCTTTGATCCGATCAAGGTGACGCTGCCAAACGGCAACGGCATTTACCACATCGTTGAGGGTCAGCACCGCAAGGCGGCATTTGAGATGGTGCACGGCAACGAGGAAGGTGCGCCTTGCATTGTCATCCCCTGCGAGGAACCGAAGGAAGCGGCGCAGCACTTCGACGGCATCAATGGCATGCGCTGGCGGGTCGATCCGGTATCGACCTTCAAGGTTCGAATCACTGCTGGATACGCTACCGAAATTGGCGTCGATAAGATCGTTCGCCAGCATGGCTACAAGGTTGGCGCGGCCCGTGAGAGTAAAATGCTCACGGCTCAGCGCTGGATCACGGCAGTATCGGCACTGGTCAGCGTCTACACCATCAACGGCCCGCAGGTGCTAAGCGATGTGCTCAAGATACTGTCGGCGACATGGGCGAATGACCCGAATGGCGTCAATGGTTCGCTGATTCGCGGCTATGGCTCGGTACTCGGCGAGTACGGCAGCAAGGTGAACTGGCAATTGCTGGTGAACGCTGTGAAGAAGCGCTACACACCGGGCAGTCTCATGAACCTTGCCAAGCAGGATTTGGAAATCCACGGTGGTTCTTTAGGTGCGGCTGTCGCCCGCACGCTGGTCGGTATCTATAACCGCAGCGTCAAAGGCGACAAGAAACTAAAGCGCAAGCCGGATTGACCATGCTGCACAGTCGCATCCGCAACGCCCAGCACAAACGCTTTGTCGGCAACGGCAATGCGTGGGTCGGCGACGGTCATTATCGTGGCTGGAAGCTGGAATGCGGATGCGGTGCTGTCAAAATCTTTAGTTCGCACAACGCTGGCGGTCAGATGCCGCCGAAAGTTTTCGTGCAAAAGTTCACCCTAGCAGGTTGGTTTGTCGGCGACCGGCCCGAATATGATCTTTGCCCCGAATGCTTCGAATTTTGCCGTGCGCAAGAGAAGCGCGAACGCGAGCAACAAAAGCAACAGCGCGACGAGCACTGCCAGAAACTTGCCAGTAAGGTGGTCGCGGAACAGCCGAAGAATGACCTGCATGAAACCGCGATACTAGCCAAGATCGCAATGAACGATGGCGAGTATGATCTTGCTCTTGAGGCCATTAACACAATCATCAAACGGGCTGAAGGGCTGGTGGTACTGAAGGGGGAAGCACCTATGATTGATCCGCATCCGAACAACAAGACCGTGCAGACCGGAACGCACATCAACAGTCTGCCGACCCAACCGCCGCTGCCGACCAATGGCAGCCCGGTGGTACTGACTGATAAAAAGAAAGAGCCTGAACCGCCTAAGCCAAAGAAAAAGCCCGAACCGGCCGAAGACTTCGACAAATGGCTAGCCGAACAGCAGGTTGCCTACGAGCAAAAGCGGCGCTATCACGACTAGACGAGGGGAGCCGGTCAAGTGGAAACGATCAAGTGGGATGGCAAGGCCATCTCGAAGCCCGGAATCTATTCCGGCATTCCGTTGGACTTCTACCACACTCAAAAAATATGCGACGGCCCGAGCGTCAGCAGTACCGGGCTGCGCCGCGTGCTCGAAATCAACGGCGGCTCGCCGCTACACTTTTGGGATGAATGGTCCGGCAATCCCGACTGTGCCGAGCCGGAAGACAAGCCCGCGTTCATGCTCGGGCGAGCGGCGCACTTTCTGTTCCTCGAAGGTGCAAAACGTGGTGGTGCATTCTCGGCCTACTTCGCTACTACCGACGAGTTCGAGGATTACAAGACCAAGGCATCCCGCGAGTGGCGCGACGATGTCGTTGCGCGCGGCAAGACACCGTTGCTATCGCGCGATTACGACGCGCTGATCGGCATGGCGCGGCAGATCGCCACCGACAGGATCGCCGTCAGTCTGCTGCGCGGCGACATCGAGCGCTCGATTATCTACAAAGACAAAAAGACCGGGCTATGGATCAAGACCCGGCCCGATTGCATCCCGACCGACAGCGGCGACTTTGCCGACCTGAAGACCACGAGCCGGGCATCGTTTCCATTGCTGATGAATGATGTCGGCAAGCACGGCTACCATCAGCAGGCGGCGCTGATCCGCGAAGCCGCCGCCACCGTGCTCGGTCTTGGCATGGCGTCGTTCTCGCTGGTATTCGTCGAAAGCAAGCGGCCGTTCGCGGTGCGCGTGGTCGTACTCGATCCGACCGACATCGATCTTGGGCACCGGCAGAACCGCCGCGCGCTCGACCTGATCGCCAAGTGCATTCTGGAAAAGCGCTGGCCCGGACCGGGCGACGGTCACATCGTCACCATCCCGCTGACCCAGCGTTACCGAGACGCAGCAGAGCCACAGCAATGACAACCGATCCCGCTCCACTTTTTAGGCACGATGCAGCGCTTTCGACTTCTATTGCCAACGCTGTGCTAAAGCAGAAGTGGGCGGTCGGCGACATTGTCGATCTGATTGACCGTTTGGAAATACTAAACGATGAACGACCGGGTCTTACTGTCTACCAACTAATCGGCGGCGTTGTTCTCGCCGCCGCACAGCTTACTGATAAAACGGAAGGGCGTGGATGATCGCACATCGTGGCATCTATCAAGGGCGCACCGTCACGTTGATCGCGCTCAACCGTTACGACATCGCCACCATGCTGTCGGGCTTGCCGATCATCATTGCTGGTGATGCTGTAGTCCACTTCTACGAAAATGAATCGGATGCCTGTCAGCATGCCGCCGACGTTCTCTATGAGGGAGAGAAACTATGAGTGACGAAACCGAAGTGAAGGAAGCAATTGACATCAAACCGCCGCCGCCCGTGACCGAAGCCGAACTGCCGCAGGTCAAGCCCGGCCCGGCCCGTGACGCCGCCGCCATGATCCCGGTCGGCGAGCGCGGCTACATCACGCCCGAGAATTTCGCGCAGATGGCCGACATCGCCAAGGCAATGGCGAACGCCAAGGAAGCGGTGCCGATGCACGTGCGCGGCAATCTCGGCATGTCGATTGCGCTGCACGACATGGCGATGGCGTGGGGCTTCTCGCCCTACATGCTGGCGAACGAATCCAGCGTCATCAACGGACGGCTCGGCTTCACGTCGCATGTGTTCCGCGCCGTCATGGACAAGCGTGCCGGTCTGCGCGGCAGACTGCGCGTCGATTACAATGGCAACGGTGACGAGCGCACCTGCACCGTGACCGGGCACTTCAGGAACGAAGTCGATCCACTGTCCTACACCACACCGCCGCGCAAGCAGATCATGCCGGTAATCGGGCCGAAGACCGACCGCAACGGCACACCGATCCTTGGCGAAGATCGCAAGCCGGTGATGGTGCGCAAAGGCTCGCCGCTGTGGGACACTGACCCGGACCGGCAGCAGTTCTACTACGCCAGCCGGGCGTTCTGCCGGATGTACTGCCCGGAAGTAATGCTCGGTCTGTTCGGCGTCGATGAATTGCAGGACATGGCCGCAGGCATGGCTGCCGACCGCGCCACCGACATCACCAGCGATGTCGATGCGCTGACCGCCCGCCTCAAAGCGGCGCAGGAACCGGGTGAAGGCTTCAGCCATGAACACGTCGAAAAGGCGCTGAATCATAGAGCGAAACCGAAAAAGAAAGCGAAGCGTCGATGATCTATCTTTTCGCTGCCATCGGCGTCGGCGTCACGCTGTTCTATGCCGGTGTTCTGATCTGGATCGTAATCGCTGAACTGCGCGGTCGGCTGGCCAATGCGCTCGCCGATCCGGGCTACACTGACGGACCGCAGGGGGCGCTTGACGCATGACCGGCACTCGACCGCCGCCCAAAGACGAAATCAAAAACAATGTGTGCCCGGTGCCGAAGCCGCTCGCCGAAGCGGTGCTGGCAATGTTCAAAGCGATCTGGCCGAACGCTATCGAGGGGAAACGCAATGGATCAGCGCCACCTATGGCGTGAAGACACGGCTCACGCCACCGCGACACCGACCCAGCAGCGACTCGCCCGTGAGCATGTCGAGCGCATGCGACGCTGGGGCCAGTTATCCACACCAAAATTAGAACCGCGCAAGCTGCCGCCATTGCCCGCTGCTAAAGCGCCCGCCTTGATGGCCGAACAGGGCACACCGGACTGGGTGTCAATATGGCTGAACCAGTGGCGTGCTAAACTGGCACGTATGTTGTCGCACCGACTCATTCAGACGGTCGTCGCCGAGCGCTACGGCACCACACGCCTGAAGCTGGTCGGCCGCGAGCGGTTGGGTAAGCTGGTGCTGGCTCGGCATATCGCCATGTGGTTGTGCCTCGACATGATCAAAGGCGCGAGCCTGCCCACGGTCGGCAAAGCATTCGGCAATCGCGATCACACGACCGTGCTGCACGGTCGCAATCGCATCCGCAAGAAGATCACGCAGAGCGTGGTCTTTGCGGCGGAACTCGAAGACTTAAAGCGGCAGATACTGGCGGCGGTCGAGTGACCCGCAAGCGCAGGTACATCCCGCTGAGCGAAAAGCTGGCGGCGGCGCTGTCAATGCTATTGCCGCAGGACACCCGCGATGATCTGCGCCGCGCCAAGGCACCGTCGTGGGGCATCGTCCGGCTGTTCCAGTTCGATCACAACATCCTGCACGCCCACGGCGGCTCGGATCGGTGGTGGAACCTGACGCCGATGCTCAAACCGCTGCACCGCGAGAAGTCCAAGCGGGACAACACCATTGCTGCCAAGGTGAAGCGGATACGGCGCGGAAAGAAAAAGCCCCGGCGCGCGTTACGCAGCCGGGGCTTCGATAAAACGAGGACTCTGCACTTCGATGGGACGGTAACGCCAAGAAATCGCTAGCGCTTCTTACGTGGCGGCTTGTGCTTTGGCTTACGATCTGGCTGCCGATGATGCTTCGGCTGCGGTGGCGGCTGCTCCTGTTCCAATTCCTCGTCGCCATGCAACGCCTGTTCGTCTGCGTGATCGGCGCTCTGATCGGTATCTGGCTCGGGCTGGTGCTGTACTGGTTGCTCGGGTTCTTGGTGTTCAGCCGCCTGCTGTCGCGCTGACGGCTCGCCCAAACGGCGCAGCGAATCGACCGCATCGAGCAAGGCGTCCCAGTTGATCAGTTCCGGCGACAGCCCCTTGGCGGTCAGATATTCCCGCGACAGGCAGCAGACCGCGTCTTCCATGCGGGCCTCGACGTATTCCCGCGTCGCGCCCTGTAGTTCTCCCCATGTCACGAACACAAGATGGCCGCCCATATAGCCCACGCAGGGCACGTAGTGGCCGCCTGTCGGCTGGCTGCGCAGATCGTCCCACACCTGCCCGGCTTCAAATTGCCGCTCGGCGGTGTCAGGAATGGCAAGGCCAGCCCCGCCAGTGCCGCACAGATAGGTTGCCATCAGCAGGTCATCGACCGAACTGATTGCCACAAACGCATCGATTTTATGGACTTTGCCGTCAGCGTCGGTGATCCCGACATCGCGCCACCATTTGGCGGCTTGCTGCATATCCAGCCCGGTATCGGTCGAGGGATCGCGCGGGTTGTACGGCTTGCCGCCGCTGAATTGCAGACAGCGGGAATAGTCGGCGAGCGCGCTGCCGGTCGAAAAGCTGGGAATCGGGCGGCCGGTTGCGCTGGCCGCGACCATGATTTCGTGGCAGCGCCCGGCGATCACACAGTCCGACGCCATGTCGTTGCCGAGCATGCGCCAGCCGTGATGGCCGGGCGGCACGTTGGTGACATGGCCGAAGTGCGGCGGCAGTGCCGGTAGCTTGGCCCGGTTCAGAAAATCGCCGAACTTCAGCGGGATCGAGCCGGGCCGCGCGGGCAGCTTGCCGCGCAGCCCGGCCCGGCGCTGACCGTGCTCGATGGTCATGTTTTTGCTGCCACTGTTGGCTCGGGCGGCGTTTCGTGCACCGCTTCAGCCGCCGTGATGGCGTCGGCGATGATCTGCACCGCCTGTCGCTTGAACTCAGGCGTGTTGATCTGCTTGTCGATCATGGCGCTGACATTGACGAACGGAATGTTCACCATGCCAGCATAGTAGTGTGCAAGGTTCACCAGTTCGGGGAGAACCTTGTTATAGGCCGCATTGATTTCATCAACGCTGGCGGTGCCCATCCGCAGTTTTTGTGTGATGCTATGCGCAGGCGCGCGCATCAAACCGGCATCGGCAGACACGCCGCCGCTGCCAGTTTTAGACGTAGGTGAGTTTACCATCGACGACGCTCCATCCATGCACCGGGATGTCGGTGCCGCCAGCGTTGAGAGTCTTCGCACCCAGCTTGCCAGCCTGAACTGACGGTGCGTGCGCGCACAGCATACCCGAGATTTCGTTGAGCACGCTTTGCGCAATCGTGGTCGCGCCGTTCACGGCCGGGAACGCCGCGTTGACCAGCGCGATCAAGGTGGTGATCGCCGGAATGAAACCGCAGCTAGTCGCCACCGCTTGATTGATCGCGACAATGACGTTCGGGTCGATCTGGATGCCTGCCGGTGTGCAGGTGGCAAGCGCGCCGCCAGCCATGCCGGTCACGCCGACGCTGATCGGGATCAGCGTACCGGCCTTGAGTGCATCACGTCTTGTTGCTTGCATGGTTGTTTCCTTCACGATTTGCGCAGTTGTTTGGTCGCGCTCATGCGGCCATAAACTACTGTGGCCAGCCCGCCGAATGTGAGAATCGAGTCCAGCATCTGCTGGAACGACTGAAAGAACGATGTGATGTTGGCGGGATCGGCGTTCAGTCCAAGCCCCGGCAACACCACACCGAGAAACGTCGCCACTGCGCCCCATAGAGTCCAGCTTGCCCAAAACGGTTTTGATTCTTCCATGACTAATGCTCCTGCTGGCGTTTCGCTCTGGCGTCATCGACGGCATCGATCACCCGCCGTATCACGGCCCGGATGACGCCGGGTGCCAGCATCAGCCCGTGCTCGTCGAGCCATTCCGCAGCGGCTTCTTCGGCGATCTGATAATCGCGCTCTTTCGAAATCACTTGGTCTTCGCCGCTTCGGCCAGCAACTGCTGTGCCGTATTGAGGATCATGGCTTGCGTCCCGGTATCGTCATCGCCGGGATGCACGTGAATCTTCTGATCCCAATAGCACAGCGTGGTCTTGCCGTTGTTGCAGAGATTCGGCTGACTATAGTTCAATCCGCCCGGTGGCGGCACTGCCGGTTTCGGCTTGTAGCTGCCCAGCCCCGGCAGCGGCCACGTCAGAAACGATGTGTAGAACACATGACATTCCTGCACCGTGCCACTGATCGGCGGGCAGTTGGCGTTGCAGTACAGGCTCGGCTGGATCAGTGCCGCGTAGCGCCATTTCACTTCCGGGGCCTGCGCCTGCAACCATGAGAAATGATTCGCGCCGCAGCTATCGCCGACATACATCAGGATTTGCCCGTTGTAGGTCTTGGCGAACTCGACCACGCGGGTGTCGCCGGGATCGAACGGCGGGATCACTTCCACACCTTCGTCATGAAGACGGCGCACGATCTGCAACTGGCCCATTGCCGGATCGAGCCGCCAGCCGCCCATGCCGAGCACGTCAATGCAAATGACTTTCTTTGCCATGATGGTAGCCTCGTTACAAACCGCCACTGGCCCGTCGTCTCTACCGTCGTCCAAAGACAAGAGTGGCAGGGATGGGCTATTCCAAAATGGTGCTCGGCGGCGTCTTGCCGTCCTGATTTGGTGCATGTCCGGCGCGCAGGGAGATTTCGCGGCCGACACTTACGGCACGGTCCGGGTGGGCACGATCATGCCGCCGAGCGTCCGGGGGATCAGGCTGAAGGTTGGTGAAACGCTGTAAGGTCTTTCAGGTCGTCGGGATGGTAGCCCTTGGCGAAGGCGCGCGGGATGCGCAGTTCCTTCGAGTGCCCGGTCTTGGTCGGTTTCTCGGGCTTGAGCGGCTTAGCCAGCGTGCCGGGCGGCGGCGGGATCAGCTTCAGCGAATAGACGCGCAGATCGGCAACCCGCGCCGCCCAGCCCTTGCCGAACCGCGACCAGATACCCAAGCCGCGCAGGAAGCGCAGCCGCGCATTGCACAGCGCTTTGACGAAGTCGGCCGGATCGTGATTGTTGATCGCTTCAAGCGTCACCGGCCCCATCTCGCCATCGACGTGAACGCCGACGACCTGCTGCGCGTAACGCACCGAGCGCGATGATCCTGAGTTGACGCCGAAATCGAACACCACGCAGTCCGGCCCGGCATTCATGGCATTGAAGGCGCATTGCACCGCGTATTTCTGCGCGTAGATGTCGTCGGCTTCCTGCAACGACATCGCCCGGACAATCGGTGCCCAGCGCGACATCGAATCCATTTTCTGGTGCCGATGCTCGGCCAGATCGTAACAGGTGATGCCGTATTTGGTCGGGCCGCCGCTATCGCCTGCGTCCCATCCGTAACCGCCTTCGTAGCGGTCGATCATCCGCTCACAGAACGGTCGAAAATCTGCGACTGTCATTCTTCTGGTGCCTCCACTCCGGGTAAGCGCTGCTTGGCACGGTCGTAGTCGTAGAGCGGTGCCAGCAACAGAATCAGATCGGCAGGCGTGATGCGATTCTTGATGCCGGGGATCGTCCAATCCAGCAGCGGCGCAACTTCGGTGGCGCGACCGGCCAGTTCGGCGCAGAACCATTTGTCGTCGGTGCGCCAGTCGCGGTTGTGGAACTGCGGCGACAGGAACACACTCGGCTTCAGCGCTTCGCTGTCGAACGGCTTGCCAAGCTGCGCCATGCAAAAATCGTAGAATCGGTTTGCTCGCCGGTCGCTGGTGCGGATCGTGACATTGCGGCGCACCGCGAAGCGCTGATACTCGGGCGGCCGGATCGCGACGCCGCGCGCGTTGCCGCGAATCACTGGCGCATACGGATTGTCAGAAGCGCCGAGCAGGTTGCCGTCTTCCAGTACACAATCGACATGCGAGAACGGCGAGTGGGTCAAGCGGCAAATCCACAGCGAGAAATCGACCCACGCTTTCTGCTGCCACCGTTCGCGTAAGGTAAGCGGTGCGCAACGCGAGAATTGCAGCACCACCTTCCCCATCAGAAATACCAAGTGTTGTTGGTGGCGCGATAGATGCCGTCCCATGATGGTGACGCGGCGGCGAATGTCGTCGGCGCGCCTTTGACAGTCTTGCCGTTGCCAGCGATGGTGAAACTGGTGATCGTTTGCGACGTGTAGATTTTGACACGTTGCCCGTCGAACGGATTGAGGCACAGCGTCACCGTACCGCTCGCCAGCGTGCCAGCCGGGTCGAGGATCAGGTCGGTGTCGGTCGGGGCCATCGTGATATTGAAGCCGGTAGCCGGGGCCTGAAAATTGACCGACACCAGCGACAGCACCTGCTGCCAGTTCGGTGATGCACTGAACGAGCCGGGACTGACATGCGACAGAATGCAGACGTAGAGATTGCCGCCCGCGATCACCAGCGATGCCGGGGCGTTGGCGGTGTAGGACACACCGGCTGCCCATACGGTCGGCAGCGACCACGGCGACGGCCCGACCGGGCCGGGGCCGCCTTGACCACCGGGCGGCCCGGTCGCGCCTTGCAGGCCCGGCGTTCCGGGCGGCCCGCAGGGGAACATCGTGCCGGGCAGTTGTGGGAAGTTGATCATTGCGAATTGATCCTGACCATCTGGAAACCGAGCGGCTGTTGCACGGGCGGACCGAGCGTCACCGTCAGCGGCAGCGGTCCGCCAACCGCGCACAGATCGACAATCGCGCCGCTGGCATCGCTGGCTTGAATATCGACCACCGCGCCTAGTCCGCCGACCTGCGTCAGCCCGAGCGGCCAGTTCGCCGCCCCGGCTGGCACGTTCCAGCCGAACGTGCCGTTGGTGCCGCCGTTGAGCATCCAGCCGTTCGCGGTCGTCGCCACCAGCAAAGTCGAGAACGATGTCAGGCTTTCACGCACGGTGGACTGGAAGCTGATGCCGGTCAGGTCGAGCGCCGGACCGTAGACCAAGATCGGCACATTGGTCGCCGTCACGAATGCGGGATTGCTGAGCGTCACCGTGTTGGTGGTCGAATCGATGACATTGATCGCCTGCGATCCCGGTACGATGCCGTAGCCTTCGATCAAACAACCATTGGTGATCCCGGCAACCGAGTTGAGCGCGATAGTCGGACTGCCAGCGGTCAGGTTGGCGAGGAACGGCAGCGGCGCGGCCGGATAGCCCGGTGCCTGCACGTAGAACTGATCCAGCCACGACGCATTCGCCACGAGACTGATCGTGGTGCCAGCCGGAATCTGCGGCAGTGAGCCAAGGTTGCTCAAAAGCGTGATCCTGTCCCGGCACGGAAACGAGCGGGCCAAGCCGGTGCTGTCGGATTGTCAACTTGCAGATGCGTGGTGATGTTGCCGCGCTCGATGTCGTCCATGACGCCTTTGTAGGCGCGCAGTGTCGCAATCTCCCAATCCGTCACCAGATCGTTCAGTTCTACAAGCTGCGCCGCACTCAGCGTGAGCGGCGGCTGATCCTCGCGGTACATCGGCCACGGGATCGAGAATTGCGGATCACGACGCGCCCGTTCGACCAGCCGCGCCAGCATTGGCCGCTGATCCCATTCGACGCTGACGATCTGGCCGTTCGACAGCTTATGCGGCGCGAATATCTGTTCGCGATAGCGCCGCACCGCGTGCCCGATCAATTCATCCTTCGGGATGTCGGCCGACCTGAAGCTGCCGGTCTTGGCGTCGAAGTGATGACCAACGACAACGTCAGAACCCTCTGGAACGGGAATGTGCTCGGCCAATGCTTCGTGTGTGGTGTGATCGAAATGATGCGGGACTTCGACAAGATTTCTGACCTTGCCATCCACGATTTGTGCGAGCCTTGGCATGATTAGAACTCCATGATCATGACGACGCCGGACATGCCAGCGCCGGAATTGCCGCTGACGGCATCGTTCTGACCGCCGCCGCCCGCGCCGTAAGCGCGACCGGCAGCCGAAGCAAAACCGCCGACGCCGGTATTGCCGACACCGCCGCCGCCCCAAAACGAGCCGCCGCCGTTGCCGCTGTCGGACTGGTTCTGACCGTTGGCATTGCCGGTGTTGCCGTCACCGCCCGTCACCAGCAGCAGGCCGGTCGAGGCGGTGCCGCCCAAGCCGCCATACGACGATGTCACCGTCGCACTGGTCTTCTGGCCGCCCTGCCCGCCGTTGGCGTAAGCCTTGTAATTGCCAGCCGTGCCGACAAACGAATCGCTGCCGTTATTGCCACTGTTGTGCGTCGAAACCGGCGTGCCGCCCGAGCCAATCGTGACCGGCAATGACGCAACGCCGGACAGCGAAATCAGGTTGATTGCCGTAGCGCCCGCGCCGCCACCAGCACCGCCGCCGCACACCGTCGATCCCGAACCGCCGCCAGCCGTGCAGAAAATCAGCGCCTTGGTTGCGCCCGCAGTCGGGATGTAGGTGCCGCTCGCCGTGAACACCTGCACGTTGGTCAAGCCAGCGGTCGGGCCGCCCGACGAGAACGTGTTGTTGTTAATCGTGACTTGCTGCGAAATCAGTTCGAAGTTGACACCGTCGCAGATCACTTCGGTGATCGTATTCGCCAGCAATGCGTTCGCTGGCAATGCGCTCGGCGCTTGACCGCCGATATAGACCGCGCCGGAAAAACCGCTGACCGCCAGCGTGGTCGGACCGGTGTTGGTGTTCTTAACCTTGAAGCGGAATTTTTGATATTTGATCAGGCCAGTGATCGCCGGGACCGGCGTGATGACCATCGCGTTGGTCGCGCCGGTATCGTCGGCGGAAATCCAGTCGCCATTCTGGATATGCACCGGGATCGATGGCAGGGTCGGAAAGAACGGTGCGAACGGCGATGTAGCAATACTCGCGCCCGTGATCTGCGTCTGACCGTTGGCAACGGTCACATTGTAAAGCGCGACATAGCCGGAATCCGGTGTCGGCGTGACTTGCGATCCGGTCGCCGCCGCAACGCCCGCCTTGAGCGCGACCACGCATTGCACCAGCCGTGTGGTGTTCTGTGACGTGCCCGCATTGGCCGGGCCGCTGAACGGCTGCGCCGGGTTCGCCGCATTGAAATACGGCAGCACCGTTGCGCCGCTATCGACATCGTTTAAGATCGCCTGCACCAGATAGACTTGGCTGAATCCCGGTGTGCCCGGTGGCGTGATGTTCAACGTCACCGGATCGTTGAGAATGCCCTGCTTCAGCCAGTTGTGGTTATCGGTGCCAAGATCGCCGTACGCCGCCGCATCGACGTTATCGACCGCGTAGATCGAGCCGACATCGATGTGAATCTGCAAATTCGCTGTCGGCGTCGTCGGCGTGCACTTCAAGCCTTCGACGTAAGGCGGCGGTGGCACCATGCCGGTGTAGCCGAGGCAGCCCTTCATCGCATAAGCGATGCCTGCCATTGCCATCTTGTTGCTGTTGAGAAAGTCAACGGTGCGTGGCAACGCCGACGTGTAAACTATCGAGCGGTCCATTTATTGAATCCTTGTCCAAGAAATCTCGCCGGACGGTCGGGTCGTGTTGATGGCGTCGTAAATCATCTGATCGGTGACGCCGACTTGCTGGACGTTTGCGCCAAACCATTCAATGCCGCCACCGCCCGGTCCGGTTGGCGTGACGTTGCTGCCGCTGGCATTGCTCCAACTGCCAAGGCCGCTCAGATTGCCGGTGTTGCTCCAACCAGCGACGTTCGGCACGCCCGAATAGGTGGTGCGGTTGACCACCATGAATGATTGCTCGGGCAGGTCGGTCGATCCCCAGCCGCCCGCGCCGTTATGACCGCTGGCATCGGCCCATGCGAACGATCCGGGCGACGCCTGCGCCACTGTCGGACCGGACCAAGCGCCAGCGTCGCCGGTATTCCACGGCTCGAATATCCACGGCGTGCCGCCTGTCAGCAGTTGGATGGCGTTGACCATGCCTGCGCGAGTGACGCGCTCTTGCAGGATCGTTGCCATGATCCGGGCGCGGAAGATGTCGTCGGTCATCCCCAGCGTGCGCGGCAGATGACGGCCGAGAAAGTCGTAGCTGATCAGATCGAGGAACAGCCCGGTCGAAGTGGCGATCCGCGACTGCTGCTTGGCGTAGATGATCCACGCATAACACCACGCCATCGAATCGCTTAAGCCGCCGAGGATGGCGTCGCGGATCGGCGCGACCCACGCGAACCAGCGATGCGGAATCAACATCTTGACGCGAGTCAGGATGTCGTTGGAGTCGCCGGTCGCCATTACGACACCAGCACTTCAGCGCACTTGATCGTGGCGTAGGGAATCTGCGTGTAGCCGTCCTGCGTCAGCCGCGTTGCCGCCAGCGATGCGGCATCGCCGGAACTGCCGTTGAGCAAGACCGATGTGACGCTGGTGACGCCCGTGACCGAATAGGCCCACGCCGCCAGCGCCGACCACGGCAAATTGTTGCCGACACCAAGCCCGTTGATGTTCAACGCCACCGTGGCCGCCACCTGCGCGCACACGGTCGGATGATCGAAGTTCGGCGCAGTGGTGATGATCATCGACACTGACGCCCAAATAATCGTCGGCGAGAACACGCCCGCCTGCACGCCAAGCGGACGCACCGAGTTCACCGCATCGGCGACGGTTTGCAGAAACGTCGGCGGCGGCGCACCGGACCCGTCGTCAGCGACGACAAAGAAATAACCGGGCCGCCATGAACCATCCAAGTTGTAGTCTTCGGTGATCGTGTATTCGACATTGACTCCGGTGCCTTCGATGGCGGCCTCGACGCCGTACAGATCGCCGCGCGACAGCCCGAGAATGTAGGCGGCAAACCGTTTCTTGAGCGCAGCGTCGCTTTCGAAATCGGCCCCATTGGTCAGCGCGGCAGGATTGTTGACCTGATCGAATCCGACCACCGTTGAAGTCATCTGCGTAATCGTGCCCGCCGCGACATTGCCCGCCGAACCGGGCACGACCGCCTGCACCGGCACAATGATCGACGCCAGATTCGGGGCCAAGTAATAGCCCTGAAAGAACGGGTTGTAAGTCGGGTAGGTCGGATCGCCGATCACGGCGTAGGACTGCGTCTGGTCCGTGGTTTGCACCGTCGCGCCGACCGGGATCACCAACTGGCTCGGCGATACCGAGAACCGCGAGAACACCACCTGCCCGGTTGCCGGTTGCGCGCCGAGGCGCGGCGAACTGGTGCCGGGCACCAGCGGCATGAAATCGGCGGTAAACGTATCGACATCGACGCCGGTCGATGTGTTGAGCCGGATCGCGGTGAGCAGTTGCAGCACCAGCGCCTGAAACCACAGGAACACGCCCGCGAAGCCTTCGGCGATAGCGCGGAACACCGAGCCAATCGAGAAGTTCAATAGCTGGCCAGCCCGCCCCTGAATGCCAGCGGCAGTGTTCTGCACGATCTGCGAGAACGATTGCGTCGGTAGCGTTGGCATGAATTAAACTGTGATCACGAATGAAACGGCGACGCCGGAAACAGCGTCCCAGTATTTGATGCTGATGCCGATCAGGTCGCGCTGGTTCGGCGAGACATCGATACCGATCTGCACGGGCGGGTAGGGCGCGACCGAGGCTTCCTGATAGATTTGCGACGACACAATCGCTTTGATCTGGTTGATGTTGTACGGCGAGCCGACCCGCTGCGGCAGCCCGGCCCCGTAGTCAAAATGCCAGACGTAACCGTACTGCGGCGTGAACAAGCGGCGTTCCAGCCGCTGCCGGGTTTCGATGTCGGCATCGACCAGCAGCAGATCGCCATTGGCGGCGATCTTGAAGTCGTCGCGCCATTCGAGTCCGACTTCACTCATGCCCAACCTGCCGTGATGTCGAATGCGATCACTGCCGCAATCGAAGCGCACGCCGCCAGATTGGCGGTGATGGCGTTGTAGTCGGCCAGCAAGTTCTGCCGCGCGGCAACGATCTGCGCTTGGATGCTGGCAAGTTCGGTGGCGTTTGGCGTCTGCGGCGTGCCGCCGATCTGATCCGGCTGGCCGAGCGCCGCGTCAATCGCGCCATTGTCGCTTGCCGAATAAGCAACCGGATTGACGAAGCCGAACCCGGCTGGCGGCGCGTGCGCGAACGGTCCGCCTAGATTGAGCGTGTAGGTCGCGCCGCCAGTGCTGCTTGACGCAGCCGGATAATAAACATTGCTGCCGGTCGCCAGCGTGAAGGCAACGCCCTGCGAAACACCATTGCGGTAGAACGTCAACTGACCATTGGTCAGGTCGAGCGCGACGCCGATAGTGTCGCCGGACACCCATGCCGAGCCGTAAGCGGTCGCCGTGTTATTGGTATCTTTCTGAGCGTTGCCCTTGTAGCCCCAACCCTGATTGGTGCGGCCCACATCGTTGTTGAGCGCGCAACCCGGAAGGCAGACACCGATTTGATCGCCGCTCTTGTTGTTTGCATCGACGACGTTGATTTCCCAATAGCACTTGCTGCCAGCGGCGACCGGCTTGTCGGTGGTGATGGTCGAGCCGACCGAGCCGCTGGCGATCAGACTGGTGGCGTCGAGGGTAAAGAAATTGCCGGTGGTGCCGAAACCGTTGCCGGGCGCGGTGCCCGAGCCGCCACCGCCGCCCGGTGCGACGATGTTCGACCATTGCGCCAGCGCTGCCTGCGTCGTCAGTGTCTGCCGCTTGGCCGCATAGATCACGCCAAGCAATGACTGCTTGAGCGCAATCGCCTGCGCCAGCGTCAGCGGCGGCGTGTCGGCGGCGGCAGCCGCATACCACTGGTTCAGATAACTCAGATACGGCGTCGGGTCGGTGAAATCTTCCAGCGAGCCGGGCCGGTCAAGATGCTGGATCGAGCCGAGCGGCCCGGTCGAATCGTAGAACACAAAATAGATCGTCGGATCAAGCGCTGACGTATCAATCGGGTACACTGCGTTGCCGACTGCCATTCTGTGGTTGACGCCGTCGATCAGAAATCTCACGTCGCAAAGACCTTGCTAGCCTTCGGCGGAATATCGGCGTGCCCTGCGGTGTCGAGCGTGCCGGTCATTGACGCCAATGAGCCGCCCGTCGAGCCAAGATGCGTCGAGCCGATTGTGTTCAATGTCGGCGCAGTCGAAGTCCACGACTGCCCGGCATTGTCGTTGATCTGGCTTTTGGCGTTCTGCGTGATGGTATTGTCGGCGTCGATGGTGTGATTGCCCTGATCGTCAATCGTCACCGTCACCGGCTTTTGCTGCTTCGACATCGGCGGCTGCGGTTGCTGCGTGGTCGGCGGCATGCTCGGCGTGAACTGCGGATCGACGATCTGGTTGCCCGATGGCTGGTTCTGCTCGGTCTTCACCGGCGTCTTGAGCGTGATCGAACCGTTCTTGTTGAAGCGCAGTTGCTGGCCCCATTGCGTCCACATCACCATCTCGCCGGACTCGACCATCGGCGGCTTGTCCACGTCGGAATGCACGCGCTGCACAATGGTGCCGCCCTCGAAGTCGTTTTCGGCAAAACGCACGATCACCTGATCGCCGGTCTTCTCGCCGTCCCCGGCATTCAAGCCAATGGCGATGCCGTAGCCGTTGCCGATATGCCCGGTTTCAATCGGCAACCAGCCGGATGTCTGGCCGCTTGGCATATACCGCACCTTGGCCCGATAGGTCTTCGGATCGTAACTCGTCACCTGTGCGTGACGCTGGCTGTAGCGACTCGACAGCGCGCGCTCGACACAGCGCATCACGAACGATTCCAGATTCTCCGTATAGCCCATTACTGCGCACTCCGCCCCTGACCGGCCGTCTTGCCGTTGACCGTCGTGGTGTAGCCATTGACACCGAAATTGTGATCGACCGAATCGATTGGATAGGACATGTCGAAGAACTGCGTGCCGGACAGCGTGATTTGTTTGGTCGCGTCGATGTCGGGATCGCCGACCACAGTGCAGTTCAGTTGAAATTCGTGCTGCGCCATCGAGTCGAGCGCTGATGTCACGCGCTGATAGTTTTGCTCCTGCTGCTGGTTCGGCGGCGTGTCGCCGTAATACTGCCGCTGCTTCGGCCCGCCCTGCACCGTCGCCTTGGCAGACGAGTTCTGTTTCTTGTCGGTCTGGTAGCTGGTCTGCTCGCCGTTAAGCGTGTCACCGGCTGGCAGGTTGTAGATGATGCGCAGATCGAGCGTGTCCGACACCATCGGCTTTTGCGATGTCGGCCGATTCCACATCACCGAATTGGAGCCGCCCTGTCCCGCCTTTTGATAGCGAAACGATCCGTTGCGGTCGAAAAATGCACGCACGCCATCGAACTCGGCGCATTTGTGGATTTTCATCATGTAGCTGACATTGTCGGTCAGCGCGACGAAGTCCTGCCCGATCTTCTTGCCGATCATCGCCTTCGATTGCGCGCCGCCGATGAACGGAATGCCGAGCCGCCCGACCAGATCGGACACCACCTTGGTGCCGGTTGCATTCGTCCATGAATCGGTCGTCTTGTGATCGTGTAGTTCCTGATGACCGTTGTCGCCCTGAAGATCGATGAAACCCTGCACCAAGGAAAACTCGATCTTGATCAGCTTGCCTTTGAACAGATTAGCTTCGCTGCCGTGCGCCAGCACGATCACGGTGACATCGGTGTCCGAGCCACGCAGCCCGGCGAACGCTTCCAAATAACCCGGTGCGTTCAGCGGCAGCCGCGCTCGCATCGTGCATCCGGTGTTGGTGCTGGTTTCGTGCACGTTGCCGGATATGACCTGAAAGCGCTGCCCGTTGACTTCGACCCAGCCATTATGCGGACCGACTCCCTGCGTGATCGCCATCTCATTGCCCGAGGATTCCGGTTGGCGGGATCGGCCCGCTCGGCAGTACGGGCGGGATCAACAATTCGATTGGTGCGAATATCCACGGATCGAGTAGCCCGTTGAGCCGCGCCAGCGGCACCCATTGCAGCGGGTCGTTAAACTGAAACATCGCGACGTGAAACAGCGTGGTGAAATTCTCGCGATCGATTGACGCCGGAATAGTCGCGGCGACGTAACCGCCCGGTGGCGTTGCCATGATCAGCCCAACTGGTTCAGGTTAGTGGCCATGCGGCCAGCCAGCCCGCGCAGCAGGCAAATATTCGCTTCGTCAGTGGCGTTCATGTTCAAGCCCTGTACGGCGCTTGTAATCTTGGCCGGGTCGTCGCCGGGCGTCCACACATAGGTATCGAGCGCGCCCGCGAGCGTACCCTGCGCCTGTTCGCAATCGCTGACCAATTGCGCGGCGTTCAACTGCAACGCCACCTTGGTGGCATGCGTCGCCGCCGTCAGCGGGATCGCGGCGTTGATCTGCGCCTGAATGTCGCTGAACTCGGTGACGATGCTTTGCGGGATCGCCATTTACTGATTCCCAATGAACGGCACGGGCGGATTGGTCGCGCCGCCGATAGTCTCGCCGCTCGGCGGCCCAGCGCTCTGTGCTACGTCATTAGCCTGCGCCGCGTCTTGACTGGTGGCATTATCGACACCGCTGCTGCTGCTGGCCTGCGATGCGCTCGGCGCTTGCTGCACCACCACGCAGGCAATCGAGTATTCGACCCACATTGGGAAGCGGCGGATCGACCACAGGAACGATTGGATCACCACCGGCACTGCGCGCCCGGCGTAGACCAGCGGCAACTGCGCACCTTGCATGCGCAATGCGTCGAGCGCGAAAGCCTTGTTCAGCGCATCGCTGGAAAAAAACGTGCCGCGCCATACGATGTCATTGTCGTCGCGCCCGAGCGTATCGATCACCCGCGCCCCACCGGGCAGCTTGTGCACCGTCAGCATCTGCTTGCCGCCGCCCGGCATCAGATCGGGCGTCGAAAATCCATCGAAGGTGATGCCACCGATGCTGAGCGTGTCAATCTGGTCAGCCATTTACTGCGACTGCGGTGTGTAGGAGTTACCCGGCCATGCGGTGTTCGGATTGGTGGACGGCGGACCGTGCGCGAACTCGTAATCGTCCAGCACCTTGGAAATCAGGACATTGCCGACCAAGCGACCATCGAGATTCAGATCGACGCTGACATTGACATCCTTGCCCTTGTGCGGATCGCCTTGCGGCAGAAATTGCGGCAGCCATGACGGCACCTGCGTCGGCGGCACCACCGGCTGTTGCCGCACACCGAGTTCGCCCGGTCGCGGCCAGCGACCCTGTATCGGGTCAACATCCGGCGACATCAGCGCGTTCGGCCATGCTTTGAGCCACGGCATCTTGCTAGTGCCGATGCCGGTCGGCCCCTGCTGTTCTTCCTTTAGCCATCCCTTGTCGATCATGAAATTGCGAATCGCCAGCGATAGCTTCTCCAATCCAGTTTTCACCGCATCCCAGTTCAAGCCAACCAACGTCGAAATTACAAGTGCGATGCCAGCCACGGCGAGCACAACGGCCCCTGCGGGTGGAATCAGGAATGATAGTCCGTAGACAGCGGCCAGCGTTGCAATCGCGCCGCCAATCCCTTCAAACGCCGCAATGATAATGCGTGTGCCTTCCGGCCCGGCCTGCTTCTGAAGGTGTTGCATTGACTCTGCTAAGGAGTCGATCCATGTCAGTTCTTTCAGATATTCCGGCTGGTTCGCCAGCGCGATCTGATCCATCAAATTCTGCCAGCGCGTCCTGATCGATTCGAGCATGACGCTCGGGTCTTTATCGATGATCGCCATGCCCGCTGGCGTGCTGCCCAGCGTTTGTCTGAACGCCGCCTGCTGCCGTTCCATCGCCTGCGCCCCGACCGTCGTCATCCAGAACAGCATCGCCTGCTGCACCACCGGATTGGTGAACAGCCGCTTGATCACGTCGGCCATGTGGCCTTCGCCATAGGCGGCTTCGAGTTGCGACCCGACCGTGCGCGCCCAGCGCGCCGGGTCTTGCGCCATCATCTGTTCGTCTTGCGGCATGACCGGACGGCCGACGATTTGCTGGAATGCGCGCCGATTGAGCGCGCCGCCAAGACCGCCACGTCCGCCGATACCGCCCGGTGCCAGCATCGCCTGATCGAGCCGTTCCAGCGCCATGCCGATATTCTGCCGACCGCCCAGCCCGGCACCGGACAACAGGAACGAGGGTAGACCGACTTCCAAAAATTCGGGCGACCATTGCTGCGCCGCCGCGCCGCCCCGGCGCATGATGCCAGCGAGCATTTGCGGCGTGACCGCACCCAGCGTCGATTGTGCGATGCGTAAATATTCCTCGACGAACTGCTGAATGCGTGCCGGATCGGTCATGCCGCGTTCGCGCGCCGCTTGGATCGCTGGCTCGACGCCGCCCTGCACACCCGCAAACCGAAACGCTTCTTCTTGCCGGGTGAACTCAGGCAGATAACCGTAGGCGGCTGGCCCGATCTGCGGCAGCAACATCGCCAATCGTTTGCGCGCGTCTTCCATCGACACGCCGGGACGCAGCGCAACAGTCATGTTGATGGCGTCCAAAGCCCGTTGCGCATCCATCCCAGCCAAGCGCATTTGATTCAGACCTTTAGTCAATTCATTGGCTGCGCCGCTGATCTTCATCATCCCGGCGACGATGCCGACGCCAGCACCAAAGGCTATCGCCGTCTGCAATCCAGTGAAGCCCTGCTTCGCCAGATCGAGTTGTTCGACCAGCTTGGTCAGTCCTTCGGTGACGCTGTGCAACCCTTCCGACGCTTTGTCGTCAAGGTTCAACTGCATCATTATGGAATAGATGTCAGGCATCAATCGATTCCCAACTGCTTCAGCATCAGACCGTGAATATCGACGCCGGTCATTTCAACAATTTCTCTTTCCTTACGCATCGCTGCGCCCATCAGAAACGAGCGGGCCGGGATTGTCACCGTGCCAAGTTCCTGAAACACCGCGACCGGGTCGTTCGATCCGACCTGCGCCGTCAACGCGTCGCGATCCACGTGATGCTCAATCGAATCGCGCAGTTCGCCGGTTTCGTACAGCGGCGTATCGGCACCCTTGCGGGCGATGGTTTCTGGTTGCAGCGGCGGCCAGTCATACTCGTAAGTGCCGATGACGCGCTTGGCTTCATCCTCGATGATCTGCGCCGCCTTTTCCAGTTCGTCGCCGGACCATTCGTGAAACAAACTTTTCTGTTGCATGTCCATAAACACCGCAAGCGCGTCGGCTGCGGTGTGGTATCCGGGCGGCGCTTCGCCGGAATCATGCGGCGGCACATGCGTAGACGCTGGCGGGCGCGGCGACACCAGCGGTCCGGTTGGTGGCTTGGCTTGGTCTGGCATTAGTTGTTGTTCTTTATGGCTTCGAGCGCGCGATTGACATCATCGGCCGGATTCGACGTGCCCGGCCCGACCTGCGACGGTGTGAAGCCGCCGATAGTGCCGTGCGGCGGGATCGGCGGTGTTCTGGTCGTCACTTGCGGCGCGCCAATATCGACCCGCGCCTGTGACGGCAACACGGTCCGGGCTGCTCTGGCGCGGGCCTGATTCGCCAACAATTCCTGCGTATGCTGCCGAGTCGCCCAGTCAATATCTGAGCGGCGGTTCTCGACGCCGTAGCGTTCGTTGGTCGCCGGATCGCGATAGGTGTAAGGATCACGCGCGCCGCGACCATAACCGAAGCCGACGTTAAGCGACGCGTTGCCGGTGGCGTAACCGATCATGTTAGACCCGCCCAGCACCCTGCTCATGGCCGCCTGCATGCTGGCACGGTCACGTGGTTCGCGGCCGATCTGACTGACACGCGGATAGTAGTGCACGTCGTTCATCGCTTCGGTCAGCGTTTGATTGCGCGCAGCGGCGCGGTTCATCACGCTTTCCATGAACGCTTGCGGGTTTTGCGGATTCTCAGCTTGGGTCAGACGGAACAACCGCTCGTGGGTTTTTTCGTCTTTCAGTTCATCGGCAAAGCGCGTGCGCTGCGTATAGAGACTGCCATTCGTCGGCGGCAACGCGCCGGGTGTACGCGGCACCGCTGGCGGCTCGTCGGTGCGCAGCGGCGGTGCCGCTTCAGTGCGCGGTCGCGGCCCCGGTGTCGGCGCGCGTGCGCCCGGAACTTCGGCGTCACGCGGCCCCTCAATCTCCCGCCCGGCTGGCGTCGCGCCCCGGCCTTTCAGGCGCGCCAGATGTTCCGACCCGTACAGCGTATCAATAGAAAAATGCCCGCGATCCGGCGTGCGCCAGTGTTCGCCGCCACTCATGCCCCATTTGCTTTCCAAGGTATTAAGCGTGTCTTGGTTGTTGTGCATCCAGCGCGCCACGTCGGGCGATACTGTATCGCGACGCAACTGCGCCCAGTCCACAGCCAAGCCGACCGGATGCTGTGACGCGTTGCCAAGACGAGCGCCAAGACCGCCGAGCGTGTGAACCGGCGCACCAGCTTCGATTAGGTCTTCAAAGAAGCCGCGAAATTGCGCCGCCGCCTGCTTGTTGACGGTCACGCGTTCGCCGTTGCTGAGAACGATTGTCTCGCGTTCGCCCGGTCGCAACCGCGCCCCGCCAGCGCGGACATTGAACCGCCCGCCAGCGCGACCAGCGGGAGTTAGATCACCTTCCTCACGCGGTGTTGCGTCCTCGTCTTCGTTGGTTCTCGTCACCCTCGATCTGCGCCGTGAACCGGGGCCGATGCCGGGGCGGAATGTCGGCCCGCCGCCCGGCAACGGCCGCCGCGACGTGCCGGGACTGACGGGCGGTCCGTGGCCGATCTGCGGTTGATTGCCGCCGCCGCCATTGTCTTCGTGCGGATTCGGAATCAGGTCTGAGCCAAAATCCGGCTGCGCCAGCGGCGGCTGGCCTTCCTCGCGGACCGCCAGCCGAATCTCGCCGACGACATAGCCATCGATTAGAATGTCACCGACTTTCGTCATCGATGAAATCCATCAGTTCCCAGTCGTATTCCTTATTGCCGTTCTCCAACTGCGCAAAGGTGATGGCGTAGCCCAGCAGTTCCCAGTCTTCGAGCGCATGCGCAACATCAAAAGGGACTCCGCACTTGATCGCCCAACAGATTAGGCGGAAGTGGGAGTCCCCAACGAGTTTTTTGCTGCTTCTCGGCGCGCCGTCTCGGCGATCATGGATTCGCCAAGCCGCGTCGCGCACTGCACAATGGCTTCCATCCCTTCAGCGTCAAGCTGATCGTACACCGCATCGAGTTCAACGCGGTTGCGCGGAAACGCAATCGGGTTGCCATCGACTTCGACCACCGACGCCGCCATCATCAACGGCATGCGATGCGACATGCGTACCGCTGGCTTGGCGTCGTCTTCGATATTCGGAATCAGATCATAGCCGCCAAGGTCCGGCGTCATGCCAACGATCTTGGATTGCTCTGACGGTCGCAGGCGGCGAACGCCGATTATTCTCCCACGCGAATCGGCGGCGCGCTCGACGTGGCGATAGCGATTAAGAATTTCCTCTGCCGCCGTTGGAACGCGCGGCCCGCCATTCTGATGAACGGCTGCTTCTTCATGGTCAGCCAACTCCCTCTCCGATTTGGCTCTGGTTCAGTTTACTGCAATGGAATCTTCTTCGATGCCATGCCTTCCAAGCGTTGCGTGACCACACGTTCGCGCGCAACATCGCCAACATCGGTCATGAACACCACGAAGTTCTGATACTGATAGCGACTGATCGAGCCGTCAGGATTGGTGATCGTCTCGTTCAGATAACCCGGCGACATGATCTGGCCGTTGTTGAAGTTCGTCTCGTTCAGCACCATCAGGTCTTCCAACTGCGAGCCGGTGCGAGTGATGGTGAAGTCGATCCGATAGCCGTCAGGAATGTAACCAAAGCGCGGCGGCTGATTGTACGGCCGCGACGCAATGTCGTGTTTCTGCGCGGTGATGCGCACATTTTGAACGTCGCCGAGCGATTGCACCAAACCTTGATTGGCGTCGTAGTACAGGACTTGATAGTCGCGACCGACGTTCATGCCGTTGACTGGCAAGATCGCCTCCTAAATGTCAGTGGTTGCAGTTAGATCAGGTGAAACGCTTACGGCCCGCCGAGCACGTTCGGCGACAGCGTCGAGGCAAACTGCGACGGGGCCGGTGCGCTGTTCTGCACGGTGACGGTGACGTTGCCGCCGCCTTGGAATTTGATCACGAAGTAGCGCACCACGTTCAGGTATCTGACCTGCCAGTACAGGAACAGATAACCGAGCGCTTGGAATGCGGGCGGATTGTTGGTCAGGTCGCACTGCACCAGCCACGGGAAGTCGATGATGCCCGAGCCGTCGATGCCAAGCCCGAATTGCGGCGCGGCGAGTTGCGCCGAAAAACCGTCGAATAGCGCTTTGGCTTGCGCGCGGGTCTGGTCGTTCGGCTGAATGGACTGCAAACGTCCGATGAAAGACCCTGCGGCTTTCGACTTTGCCGTGCGAATGAGAAAATCGGTCATCCGCGTATATTCGATGCCGTTCGCCGCTGTGTTGCTCGATGAATTGCGGCCCGACGCAAACGAGAAGTAGTAACCACCGGGCGATTGCTGCGGCGGAATGATGGTGTCGATCCCGCCCGTGTTGACCAGCGATAGTTCAACATCCGAATAGGTCTGCCCAATCGCCGAGCGCTGCGTCGAACTGATGCCTTGCAGCGGCTTGTTCAGCGGCGATTGCTGCGGCGACATGTTGCCGAGGATGCCAAGCCCGAACGCGCTCGGATTGATCAGCCGGGTGACGCCGTTATAGGCGTCATAGAACGACGGCCAGTCGCCGAGGATGTACCAGAACCACGGCGTGTCGAGCGCCGCCGAAACGCGGGTGCCGAGCGCATTATTGATGGTGTCGCCGGACGGCGAACCGAACACCGGCAACATGCTTTCCTGCACGCCGAACGAGCCGATGGCCGCATAGTTGGCGACCGTCGCCATGTCGCACAGCGTGAACGAATCGACCAGCGAGTTGCGCAGCGCGTACATGCCCTTGCGCGGTACGGTGTCCTGACCCATCAGCGTCGCGTCAGTGACGCCGACATCGCCATCGGTGCCACCGCTCAGTTGCACTGGCGTGCTTAATGTCGGCGCGGCTGTTGACGCGCCCGCCGCCGCGACAATGAACTGGCTCGGCCGCGAATAGGCGTTGCCGCTATTGATCGCCGCCGCCGCGTTCTGCCAAAACGTATTGCCAGCACCGCCGACATTGTTGATCTGTTCGGGCGGCATGCCGGGGAATTGCACCGACAACAAATAAGAACCCGCCAGCGAACCGTTCTGGATCGAGAACGTGATGTTGTTGCCTTGCGTGCCGGAATATTTCGCCGTCAGCGTCAAACCGACGCCGCCCGACGCCGAGCCGCCAGTCAGGTTCGAACCGGATAGCGCAATCGCGGTTGACGACTTCGCCATCGTGTACGAGTTGCCGCCCGTGCCCGGATTGAGCGCCTGAATGTTGATCTGCGTGCCGACCAGCGTGTAAGTCGCTTGCGACAGATTGGCGTCGGCCGAATTTTGCAGCGCCGTGATCAATTCCTGCAATGTTGCGGTCAGCGTCGAGCCGCGCATCGCGCCCGAGAACGTGATCAGCGTACCGTTGAGCGTCAGCGTGTCGTTGAGCGCCGGATTGGCCGAGAACTGCACGAAGCCGGTGGCGAAAGCACCGCCCGTCCCCACTGTCGTCGTAGCTGCCGCATCGGTGCCATCGGATACGCGCACGCACATGAAGCCGATTGCCGGGCCGACCTGACAGGCGGCGGCGACGTAACTGGCGATGTCACGCGGGCGGATTTTCGGATTGCCGATTTGCAACGTGCAGTCGAGCGGCTTCGACACCGGAATCAGCGAGTTCAGCGGTCCCCACGATCCTACTCCAACCAGCCCGACGATATTGGTGGGCTGGCCGAGCAACATCGGCGT